TACGCCCATTTGATTATTTGGCTGAGCCCACTGGTGATGAGGGTTGTAGTAGTCAATGTTGTACACATCGAATGCTTGCCAACATCCACAGTCATGATGAGCACCACAGAATAAACATGCCTCGCATGCAGGGCAATGTGAATACACTGCATCTGCTGAGATATGTTGTGAATGTGCGCATGTGTAGCACTCAAGCAACACGGTGGTGTCGTTGATTTGCGTCATGTACACTTCCATCTGCTGAATTGCTTCATCAAGAAGAATGCCGGCTTCATCATCGTAATCATCTTCATCAGAAGATGGTATGTGGACTAACGGCTTGGCATCGTAATCGGTGTAGCCGTAATCCCATGCTGGGTTGTACATACCGTAGCGATATGTAGATGGCACATAGAGACGCTCTTCATATGAATGGTTAGACCACCACATCTCTTTGTCCCAATGACCATCAGCCTCATTGACGATGTACCAATCGTACTTGGCATCGTCATTGACGGTGAGGAAAGCCAACTTGGAACCCTTAGCCCATGCAGCAAGTCTGACAAAGTAATCATTGTCATCAAGTGCTGTGATGCCACCAAGATTAGGAAAGATATCTTGAGCGAACACCTTTGTGTCCGAACGAGTATCACCTGGCTTGATGTCTACTGGCAGGATGCCATTGTGACCTAGCACTGTGCCAGTGTCTTGACCGAGCACAAACGGATGACAGTTATCAACTGTCTCCGTGCCATGAGTAGCCCAACGGAAGTGGAATATGGCTGGGCCTTGATTGGTTGTGCGCAAGTCCGTGAACTTGTTGGCAACCTCATCGAAGTTCATGCCGTGTCCTGTGATTATCTTCTTGCCAGTTGAAATGGCAAAGCCAAAGCCGTCAGGATTGGCTAAAGCAGCATGCTTGAACCGTTCCATATCGGGATTGACATAATCGGGTATTAGTGTAAGCAGACACATGTTGTGTCCTTTCTGTTGGATTGTTCCAACGGTTTGTTTGTATGTTTATTGGAAAGTTGATAGAGGTCTATCAACTTGACTAGATATCTTCACCACGAATACCACAACGCTCAACGATACGTTCGTCAAGTATGCGGTACTTGTCACCCTGAAAGCGAACCCATGAATGGAATGAGGCAAACTGAATTGCCTGATTCTGTAGGATTTGCTGCAGAGTAATCTCTGATGTGTAGTTGAATGCAGCGTCACAGAACTGCAAGCAAGCCTTGACAGTAGACGCCAACAGCGAGGGACGGAAGAACCGTAACTCGATGGTGTTGTTGTTCTGTAGGTTGATTGCCGTGTAACGGTCATTGTTGGTTGAGTATTGCTTGGCATGTGATGCAAGCGTAGAACCACGAACAGTCTTGCCAGAGTCGTAGTCATGATACGCATTGAAGAATGCATCCATGTCAAACTTGGCATAGTGTGATTCACGACCTGCGAACTGAACAAGTTGTTGCCTGTTCTTGAGTATGAGCAGGAAGAAACGCATCATATGACCGTAGTCAGCGAATGCATCACGAGACAAGTGAATGTGGAGACCACATGAACTTGCTTTCCATGCATCGTAACCAAGACCCTTGAGTCCCTCAATGCCAGACCAGTCAAAGTGATTCATTGCGAATCCCAATGTCATTGGGTGAGAAACAATCTCGAAGCCGTGGCTGATTGAGCCATCATCTTTGAGATACACAACATTGTCAGAGCCAATCCGCTTGTTGATGGTACTGAGAACATGCTCAGCACCAGGAGTAAGCGAGTTGCCACGAACGACAGTAGGTCGTGTCAATTCTGTTTCTAACTCAAAGCCCATGTACAAAGTCTTTGTATGACCGTTCGCTGGAGTGTAGAAACTCGCAGTACCGTCATCTTCAAGAAAGTTTGGACTTGGCTTGAACGAATAATTATGAATGAAACCATTATCATCATCATCTTCGTTCTCGGCACATGCCTCTTCGTATAAGTCATGGTGACGACTGCAACGATACTCATTGTCATACTCTGAGTAGTACGCTGAATCTTCATCTAACTCCATACCACAGTCCATGCAATGTGCATAGACATCTTCTTCTTCATATTCTGTTGGCATTTCTTTCTCTCTTTCTATTGTTTGTTTATCCATAACCGATTGTCATGGACGAGAACACACGAAACGAATCCCGTGTGCTCTAGTCCACGCAACATACACAAGCATCTGTGATGTTGTATGGAGTTGATAGAGGTCTATCAACCTGTCTGCTCATTGTCAGGAAACCCTTGTCGTATAAGGGTTTGCTTGTGCAAGATGACCTCAAGGCTATCTTTCATCATTTGCAAATCCTCTATACGCCTCGTTGCATAGTTGTAGTGCTGAACTAGATTCCAAGTGAACTCAACGAGTTCATCTTTACGCATCTGGCGCAACGCTGTCTTTGTAGATTTATTCATTGCTGTTCTCCTGTTGATTCCCATGAAGTAATCCATAGGTGGTTCCACACTTCTTGATTCACGGAGTCGTATCCATCTTCTGAATCAAACTTATCAACCGCATAACTCCATCTATCTTCTGATATCGGTTGTTCGTTGTCATCTGTAAATAAATCACGAGTCCACCATGATATTGCAATTTCATCATCAGCGTTTAGTGCTGACAACATTTTTATTGCTTGACTAACTCTCATTTGATTCTCCCTCGATTACATCACAGCACTCCACGCAAGTGAAACCATCACGGTAATCACGGTCGTACATCGCTGTGAATGGTTGTTCATCTGGAATTGCATCTAGGTCAATACAGCCAAGACAGTAAGCACCATCGTTGGTTGCGAAACCAAGAACCCTCAACCATTTTATTTCTGATAATGATTTCATTTTGTTTCTCCTATGTTTGTGTTTGTGTATCTACCTCTTGAGAGTATTGCAACTAGTATCTCTATGCCTCGTTCACAATTTACAAGTGACATATATCGCTCCATTTGCTGTAAATCATCAATTAGTGCTTCTTCCTCGTACAACTCAAGTGTGATGATAAGTTTTTGTAAACCGTAAACTAATTCCTCATGTTTTTCACGCTGTAGTGTTTCCGTACTCATTTCCATTCTCCTTTGTTGTTTGTTGGATGATTACGCATAACCCATTCACGAGACATGTAAGTTGATAGAGGTCTATCATCTTCATTTAGCCACTTGCCTAGGTAATAACCAGTCATAACGAGCCCTGCAGATGCACAGAACACGATGACCATTGTGAGTGTTTCTTTATCCATTGTATTTATCTCCTTTGATTGCTTTCATTGCTTGACGGTGGGACATTTGGTTGTACATTCTTTCCATTAGATAATTCACTGCATCGTCGTAGGACAAACCCAGTTTGTCCATGACTATCTTTCGCAGTTCCTCTATTTTTGTTTCCATTAAATGCTCCAATCTGAGTTACGAAAGCGAGGTGTAACGCCAATATCTTCTTTGGTAATACGCATCTCAACAGCAACAATGTCGCTGAATTGGTCGAGTAAAGCAAGAACCTCTGCAAGTTCTTCCTTGTCATTCATTATCTGTGAACGCAAATTGTAAGCACGAATATTGAGTGCCTCAAATGTGTTCTTCTTCTTGCGGAATGGATTACTCATGTTGTCTGTTTCTCCTTGTGTATTTGCTCACTTGTGTGAACATGACGCAACACTATGCAGGGGGCTACACAATGTTGCGGTAACTCACACGAGTTACGGTTGATAGAGGTCTATCAACTATTTCTTGGTGGCAAGAGCAAACATGACCAAGTCAATCTTGCTTGCTGGAATGCCTGCGTCACGCATTGCTTTCTTGACCAAGTAGGTCTCAACACGCTTGGCAGGTGCTTTCTTGCTTGCGCCCTTGTTGTTGCCCTTGCTCTTGGTTGCGGAAGTGATAAACGAACGCAACGAACTGATGTTGCGATAGGTGTATTCCGCATCGTAAGCCTTGACCATTGCGCTACGAGTACCAAACAATTCCAAGCCCTTGGCGATGAATGAGCAGTACTGGCGTACTGTCGTTTCGCTGTGAAGTGAATTGTCTACTTGACTGCGTTGTGCATAGTAAGCGATGGACTTGTAGCCCTTAGCCTCCAATGCCATGTCAATCCATCCATCGAACTCTTTGGATGAACCTTGTGCAATTTTTGCTGCGTGGATTCTGTAGTTTGTCATGGTATTTATCTCTTTCTGTGTTTGTGTATGTAGTTGTTCCGCAACTAACACGGGGTAATGATTACCGCATTGCACACAAGTTGATAGAGGTCTATCAACTTGTGTGCTAACGCTAATCACTAAAGGGCGTAACGCTCTACCCATTGCTCAATGCTGTCGGCGTGAGCCGCATTGACGCAAGTAACGCAAACGCATTTGCCTTGTCTCTGCAATTCTTCTTTCATGTATTCGGTGTCATCGCTTACTGGATATTCTGTATTTGTATTCATGTCTATCTCTCTTTCTATTGTGTTTGGATTATTGTGCCGAACTCAAGTTCTTGCATGTATCACGCATGTATCTTGGGTTAGGTATCTGCGAATTATTGGCGCACCAATAAGCGTATTTGATTACTATCACTAGGTAATCTTCTGTGGATATCCATTGCATAGCCTGTGTCTCCTTGTGTGTTGGATACTGTCTTGTGACAGTGCCTCTCACTAGTAAGCGTGTGTCCATTATTCCTAAATACGGTTCGGGGGCAAATGCGTGTATTTACTGCTGTTTACGCACACAAGCAGAGGGGGGAGGGGTGGTGGGGGTGGCGCCCCGTGCACAATATGGATGGCATCAGCCCGTAGCCGTACAACTCATTTTTCAAAAGGGGGGTACCCATAGACAAATAGGGTACCTTTTGTATATACTACAAGGCTTTTAACCATTTTTTAACTACGTGCTTGTTTACTTGCCCTTTGTGCTGTCTTTGTGTTCGCCACAAATTGCTTACCCCGCTTGGATGCCTCTATCTTTTTCTTATTAGTGGCTGCCTTTTCGGCAGCGGAAAGATTAGCCCATGCTCGTTCTGGCAAGTAGCGTGTTGTCTTGTCTTTGCGTATTGCTTCTTTGCCATCCGAGGTCGTCCATTTTTCTTTAGTCCACTTAGTCAGGTTTGACTGGGCAGCCGTCTTAGCCCCGGAATAACCTCCGCCAGCCTTCTTGTATTTTTGGGCCACAAGTTGGGCTTTACGAGCAGACCATTGTCCAGGCCTGCCGCCTTGACTCGATGCCATGACTTGGTTCTTAATTTTGTTGCGTAGTGATGGGTTTGTGTACGCCACTAGCAGTTCCATTTCTTGAGTGCAAGAGCCTTGCGAGTTGGTCTACCCTTTTCATCCTTCATTGGCCCTGGCATGCCACTCATACGTGCGCAAAAGGACTTCCTACGATTCGCTGCTTTAGAGCCAGGCTTTAGTTTGGATGGTTTTGTTGTGACAGCCATCTGCAGTTTGGAACCAGGGTTCTCTTTACGGTAAGAGGCAATACCCTTTTTGTTCAAGCCCCCTTTGGGGTCTTTCCCTTCCTTGCGCTGCCATGCAGCAGTTTTCTTTTTGGTTGCCATTACTACTCCCTGAACTTGTGTCCGTAGCCTACGACCGTGGGCTGCTTCCGAGGGAAGCCGCACCACGGTTACATGTGCTCTTTCCCCCCCTATAGTCCCCCCCATGCGTTACATAACTTTGTGCGTTCACAAAACCACTCACAGTGGTGTAACGAATTGCTTTAATTGTATGAAACCACGAAGAGCAGAACCGTTGCCAAATCCAAAACGAGATGGAAAGTCTGTGCCCCCACCAACCAAGTTGCCAGCGCCACGACCCAAGAACCCTAAGAGCAAGAAACCAAAGATTAAGCCATACGGTCAATGAAACAAAACGAAGAGTTAACGCTCACAGCACAGCAACAACAGTATTTGGATTGGCTCTGTACGGCCCCTAGTGAACGCCAACCACCGTCCAAGGCCAAGATGGCAGAGTTCTTGAATGTTGACCCGAAGACCCTCCGACGCTGGGAAAAGAAAGAAGTATTCCTCAACCAGTGGAAGGCGGCGGTGGACGAAGTTCAGGGGTCGCCAGAGCGCACTCAGAGGCTCTTAGACACGTTGTACTCCAAAGCCCTTGACGGTGACACCAAGTCTGCACAGTTGTACCTTCAGGCGACGAACCGTATGGTTCCGCCTTCGGTAACGATTAGTTCTAATAAGAAAGCAACAGAACTTACTGATGCTGAGTTGGACTCTTTGATTGCTGCGATGGCGGAGCGTGAGAAGGCTAGTCGTTCACAGTTGAAGGTAGTCGTTTGATTTTGGAAGAATGCACCACATGTGGCGAGGAGTACCCTCCAAGGTTGACCAACTGGGTTTGTCCAACGTGCGGTATCGATTACGGCATTAAGGTCTACGATTTGAAATGGGAGGACGATGACAACAACTAACGATGCGATGTTTGAAGCCCTTTCTGCTTCATATCCAGATTCTGGTCAGACCCTTGGTGACTTGTTGTATGCGTTTTGGTCTGAAAAGGGTTTGCAGTACCGTGGAACCTTGGAGTATCAGTTTTATGTTGACGAGGGTGCTACGGGCACAACCTTGGGCGATTTGGCCAATAGTTACTTTGTGGACATCTTTCCAATTCAGTTTGACATTGAGAACTTTGACTACGATGACGTTGAAGAGTGGCTAGAACTACAAATATTTGACCGTTACGATACGGTTGAACAAGAAGTAATTAGTTTAATTTGGTAATGTAACGATTTAGGAGAACATATATGGCAACTTTTACAAAAATCCCACTCAGCGGTTCAACAGACGGTCGTGGCATCCACATCGATGATGCTGCAACACCAGGCAAAACAGTTCATACTGGTTCCTCAACGGCAACCACAATTGATGAAGTTTGGCTGTATGCAACCAACTATGACTCAACAGACCGCAAACTCACAATCGAGTGGGGTGGCGCAACCGCAGGTGGCGACATTATTGAGTTCACCGTAAAAGCAGAAAACGGTCTGTATTTGATAGTCCCTGGTCTGATTCTCAAGGGTAACGCCACTCCGTTGGTTATTGCTGCTTTCGCTGCAACGACTAGTGCTATCAACATTTTTGGGTACGTCAACCGCATTACAGCGTAAGAGGTACTAAGTGCCTACTTTTACACGTCCTATGTCTGGTGGCAAAGTCATTAGCGGTGGTGCTCTACAACCTCGTGGTCGCCGTGGCAATACAGGTCAAGTTGCCTCCTATTGGTCTGGTGGTGGTGCAACCACACCAGAAACCGTTGAATTTTTAGTAATTGGCGGCGGCGGTGGTGGTGGCGGCGGACAATACTATGCCAACGGAAACGGTGGTGGAGGTGGTGCTGGTGGTTATCGCACTTCTGTTGTAGGTGCAACTCAGGGTGGTGGAGGTTCTGCGGAATCGGTTCTTGCCGTGGCTTCTGGAACCGCATTAACCGTTACTGTCGGAACTGGTGGCGGCGGTGGAGGAGGTGGCGGCTATGGAGTAAATGGAAACAGTTCTGCATTTAGTTCAATTTCTGTAAACGGTGGCGGCAGAGGCGGCGGTTCAATATCTGGCGCTTCTGGTGGTGGTTCTGCTGGACAAGGTGCATACGGATACGGTGGTGGTGGAGCACACGGAGACTGGGGTCGTGGTGGTTCTGGCGGAGGTGGTGCTGGAGGCGGAGGAACTACTGCTGGTTCTGGTACGGGTGGTGCTGGTGGTTCTGGATTAAGCAACTCAATAACTGGTAGTTCAGTTAACCGTGCTGGAGGTGGAAATGGTGGAACGCAAGGCGCAGCCAGCGTTGGTTCAAATGGCGCATCACCAGGTGGTGGCGGTGGTGGTAGCGATGGATTTTGGTCTTATAATGGCGGCACTGGCGGAACGGGGTATGTTGCAATTCGCTACCCAGACACCTTCAATGCTGCGTCAGCGACAACGGGTTCACCAACAATAACAATTTCTGGTGGTTATCGAATTTATGAATGGACTGGTTCGGGGAGTATTACTTTCTAATGGCTAATTTTGCTGAATTAGACGACAACAACATTGTTCTTCGTGTTATTCGTGTTCATGACAACGAATGCTTAGATGAAAATGGTCAAGAAGTAGAAGCGCTTGGTATTGCTTTTTGCCAAAATTTATTTGGTGGAAACTGGATTCAAACGTCTGTAAACGGAAGAATTAGAAAGCGTTTAGCGGGAATAGGTTTCACCTATCACCCAGATAAGGACATCTTCATTTCCGAAAAACCTTTCTCTTCTTGGATTCTCAATGAAGAAACAACTGAATGGGAACCACCAGTTCCTCATCCGGATGCCGATACGTCATATGTATGGGACGAGGGTTTGCTAGGATGGGTTTTACCATCCAACACTACAGAATAAGGGCAAAATGTTCAATGAATTGGTTTGCGAATATCTTTTTCCTTCTCCAGTTTGGTGCATAGATTTACAAATCAATCTGAAAAAAATACATGAATATTGTTTGAATATTCGTGATACAACGGATACAAGAAATCTTAGTAATCGTGGTATTAATTCTTTTCAATCAAAAGATATTGACACACAGGTTGAAATAAATAAAAACGAAGAACTTTACAAATTGTTTTCATCTGTTGAAGAACATGCAAATATTGCATATTCAACCTATGAACCATTAGCAGGTTCATTGAGTACAAAAAACTTTTGGATAAACATTAACGGGTATGGCGCATATAATTCAATACATACACATCCATCATCTGTTTTGTCTGGAGTTTTTTATGTAAGTATTCCCAAAAACGAAGATTGTGGAGCAATTAATTTTTATAGAAATCAAGTAGAGTCTTATGCAATAAAATCACTTGGGACTGGAAATACAATTTCCAACTCAAACGCTCCTCATTCAATACTGGAAAGATGGTATGAACCTGTAGAGAATAGGTTGTTTTTATTTCCATCTTGGATGCCACATGATGTGGGTGTTAACAGGAGCAAACAAGAACGAATTTCAATATCTTTTAATTTAACAAATTAAAATGCGTTATTCCCGTTGGTTGATATTTGCACCAGTGGCAATACTTGCACTATTTAGCACAGTATCTAGTGCTGAAGCAGACGTTCTAGGTGACTGGACTTACAGCCAATCAGCAGCCTGTGGAGGCTCAGTCGAAGTTGTAGACAATGTTATTACATTGCATGGCCCAGACCAGAACGGTTGCTCTGGCGCAGCGCATTGGGTAAAGATTGAAACGACTATCCCGGCTGATGTAGACACGGTTGACTTTAGTTGGTCGTATCAAACAACCGATGGCTGGGTCTACGACCCGCCACAATACGGAATCAACGGCGTTTACACGTTGATTACACAGCAAAACAATTCATCAGGAACTAAGTCTGTGTCTGTAAATGAGGGTGATGTTTTTACATTCCGTCAATACTCAACAGATACTTGTTGTGCTCCTGGTCATCTTTCGATTGGTAATCTTTCAATATGGGAATTTACAACAACATCCACAACGTCGACAACGACCAGTACTACTACTGTTCCGTCAACGACTGTTCCTGTCACGGACCCAGTTACCACGACGCTTCCAGAAACTACGACTTCTTCCGTACCGACCAGCACATCGTTAGCACCAGAGCCGACCATGCCAGAACCGTCAACAACGACAACATCTACGACCACCTCAACAACGACAACAACTACGACCACCTCGACGGTGCCTGAAACCACAACCACCACAGAATACGTATCCCCACCAGTAGCGCAACCACCTGTAGTGGTTGAGCCTGAACCCATAGAAGAGCCAACCACAGAAGATACGGAACCCATCCAAGAGCCTGAAGAAGTAGTTGAAGAAACAATCCCATTGGAACCTCCAGACACAGACCCTACTATTGAAACGGAAGATACCCTACCGTTTGTCGATGAACTGGTGGAGGATACTACCCCTGTGCTACCAGATGAGACTGTTCCCAAAGAGGTGTTACCTGATGAGGTAACAGAGGAAACCCCAGTTGAGGAACTTAACGATGAGGAGTTGTTGACCGCCATTGAGTCAATTGAGGAAGGCATGGAAGTTAGCGAAGAACTGGCTGTGGCTGTAGCCCAAAGCGCAGAGGTTGTGGCATCTCTTTCCCCAGAAGAGGCTACTGCTGTGTTCGAAGCCATCGAGGTGGACAATCTGTCAACAGAAGAGGCACAAGCCATTGTAGAGGCTGTGCAGGATGCACCAGCCGAGGTTCGTGAAGCCTTTGAGGAGGAAATTAACATCTTTAGCCCTGGCTTTGATAACTACGTTCCACTGGGTAGCAACATCCCCGTAAGCACCCGTAGAACCCTTATTGCTGTTGCTGCTGGCGCAGCCATTGCTGCTGCAGGCACTCGCAGACCGTAACGAATACACCTAATGGTGTGAAGAAGATTCTTTCTGAAATCCATGCATTAACTTGGACACTAGCCGGCACTGGAATGGTGCTTATTACGCTGTCTGGTCAAACTAAGACATTGGGTTGGGGGATTACCTTTATCGCAATACTCATACACCTACTGGGTGTTTACTTCAAGGAGAATGATGAATAAGGCAAAAGATATTGCTGGCCGTATTGTTGCGCTGTTTTTGACTAACGCCCTCGGCGTTGTCACTGGTGCTGCTGTTATTGCCCCCGACTTGGAAGTCTGGAAGTCAGCGTTGATTGCTGGTGCAGTCTCAATTTTCAAGGTTGCTGAAGGTCTTGCCAAGGCAAGCATCGACGGTGTATTGACCAAGGATGAAATTGATGCAGCCTTTGGTGCAAGCCCAAAGAAGATTGCAGCCAAGAAGGCAGCCCCTAAGAAAATCTAATGGAACTTACCGACCTTCTCAACGAGAAGGAGTGGCGTAAGTGCAAAGGTGCAGAAGGTGCAACCACCGAGGAATTGGTGGCTGCATTTTCGCATTTCTGTTCTACCTATTGGACTATCCGCCATCCTGAGCGTGGGCGTATCAAGTTTGCTTTGCGTGAAGCGCAAGAGGAAACCGTTCGTGTGTGGATTGACGCACGATATAGCATTGTGCTCAAAGCCCGTCAGATTGGATTCTCGACTCTTGCTTCTGCGTTCACATTCTGGGAGACATTCTTCTGGCCTGACCGCTTTACGGTAATGCTCTCACGCACGGAGCGTGAAGCATCCAAGTTGCTACAAAAGACCAAGTATGGCTACAAGATGTTGCCACCTTGGATGAGAGTCCGTGGTCCAGACCTGCTGTCTGACAACCAACTAAAGATGGTGTTTGCAAACGACTCCTCTTTGGAGTCTTTGCCATCAGGCAACGACCCTGCTCGTGGTGAAGCGGTATACCGTGTAGTAATCGACGAAATGGCGTTCTTGCCCAACCCTGATGAAGCATGGGCATCTATTGAACCAATTGCCGACGTTGGTGGTCGTGTTATCTGTCTAAGCACAGCCAATGGTGAGGGCAACATATTCCATACGCTATGGGTTGGCTCACAAAACAAAACCAACCGATTCGAAGGAGTATTCTTTCCTTGGTCTGCTGGAGACCGTGACGAAGCATGGTACGAAGCCAAGAAGCGTGACCTCCCAGACTGGCAGTTGGCGCAAGAGTACCCATCAGACCCAGAGGAAGCCTTTATCCGCTCTGGCCGTCCTGTGTTCGACTTGGAGGCAATCCGTGCGATTGAACCGATTGACCCAGACCGTGGATACTTAAAGAAGGGCTACGGAAAGAATGTTTACAACTTCATTCAAGATGGTGGTGCTTTAGCAGTTTGGGACTTCCCAAACCTGCACGAGAACTATGTCATTGGTGCTGACGTTGCAGAAGGTCTTGGTCATGGTGACTACAGTTCAGCCCATGTGATTTCTGCAGACACAGGAATGATGGTTGCCCACTGGCATGGACACGTTGACCCAGACCTGTTTGGCGAAGAGATTCTGTCTGCTTTGGGTTATTATTACAACCACGCTTTGATTGGCGTGGAGTCCAACAACCACGGTCTAACCACCATCAAGGGTCTGCAAAGGATTGGTTATCGCAATACCTACCGCCAACGCAAGATGAACGCCAGGAATCCTGTGGCTAGTGAGACAATGGGTTGGAGAACAACTTCGGTATCCAAACCATTGGCAATTGACGAACTGAATGCAGCAATCCGTGATGAGGGTATTTCTATTTACGATGCTCTGACTATGGCTGAGTTACGCACATTTGTGCGTGAATCAAATGGCAAGATGCATGGCTCTCCACACGACGACAGGGTGATGTCGTTGGCAATCACAAATCAGATGCTAAAGTATGTTTGGCTTCCTGAATACCGTTTTGACCCAGCACCTCCAAGGAATACCTTGGGGTGGTGGGAACAATTCATTATCAAGGAAAAAAAACCAAAAAAGACACCAATCGGTGCTTTTAATACAAGAGAGTAACGAATCAACCTTATATCTATGAAGAACTTTCGCTGTCTAGAGTGTTTAACCGAGTTTGAGGCTGATGAACTGCCTCGCCGTGGCTCATATTGTTTCAAATGCCATATTCGTACAATCAATCTTGGATTTACATATGGTCAAGAAGATTTCCACGGACCAACAGTCCGTGAACGTGCCAAAGAACAAGAGCGTCTAGCGGCTGAAGCCGGCATTAAAGCCGAACCTGTCGGAAGCAGGTGGGTGTGACATGGATGCAGTCTGGGTTCCTATCGTCGTG